CATGTGGTTCCAAGCGCAGCACGACGCCATCAAGGCGGGTGAGGACTTCACGCGGTATCGTTTTGCCGCACTTGTCGCCGCAGCAGAGCGTGAGAAAGTCGCCGCATGGATGCGCAGCATGGGCTACGCCACCGGGCACGGCGACACGATAGAGGATCTGCTAGACCACCTCGGCACGCAGATTGCCGAGGGGCTGTTGATGGAGCGCGCCGCCTGCGCCGACATTTGCGACCAGCACGCCAGCATCGAGGGCGTCGCGCAGCGGTGCGCAGCGGAGATCAGGGAGAGGGGGAACAAATGACCTGCCCGTACTGTGAAATTCACAAGCTCAGCGCTGCCATGTGGAGAAACAAGGCGTATGAACTCGGCGGTACACCGTTGCCTTGGGACGCGGACAAGAAGATTGAAGAGGCGATAGCGGCTGAACGTAAGCGACTCGCTGACACCCTGCATCGCCAAGCCGACATCATGTCTGACCACTTCGAGGTGAGATGGCTGATGGAGTTGGCAACGGCACTCCGAAGGAGTGCCAAATGAGACGCCGCATCCGCAAGATCAAAAACCACCTGTATCCCTGGTACATCTACGCCGCAAGACAGCGCAGGAGGTGGGGAACTGTGCGGGCCAACATGAAGCGCATGAGTGACGCGATACGCGAAGCATATGCCAAGGCGCGGGCAGGGCTGGAGCAGCCATGACCACCATCCACTACTGGTGCCCGCTGCATCGGGCGTATGTGCAACGTATGGTGCCAACAGCGTTGGCGTTCAAACTGGCGGGGTTGACATGACAGACAGAGAGCTACTGGAACTCGCTGCGAAGGCGGCAGGCGGGCTCGCCCGCTTTGACATCTCTCCGGATAAATGGCCGTGGCTGCAAGCCGTGGTGGATGGGAAGCCTCAGCCCTACCCCGTGCGTTGGAACCCCCTCACCGACGACGGCGATGCGCTGCGGCTGGCGTGTCATCTGCGGATCAACATTGAACACATCGAAAACTCAGGTCGTCGGCCGTTTGGCGTGAACTGCTGGCCCCTTGGTCGTGGCGACTGCGGTCACACCGAGACTGATGTTACGGATTACAACGCCGCCACCCGCCGCGCCATCGTCAGGGCTGCGGCTGAGATTGGGAGGGGAATGGAATGACCTACCTCCCCAATGACGTAGCCCGGTGCGCCGGGGCACACAAGCCCGAGTGCGAGGATTGCCTGAGAAACATCAAGGTCAGCCCGCTGCATCCTGCAGCCACACGCACCGTGTGGATCGGCCCGTGGGTACTTGACGAACCCTGTATTTCCAAGCTGACCAAGGAGAAGAAATGAACGAACCCATGCACCCCTCGGGCCTGACGCTTGCTCGCTGGCTGTGGCCTTTCAAGACGGACGAGGAGCGTGCTATCGTCGCCCGGTGGTTCGCCAAGCAGGCCCGCGCTGAGCGGGGGCAAGGCGAGGAAGCGCTCTTCTGATGGCTTTAAACACGCACCTCAGCAACACCACAGCCTACGCGGCGGTGGTCGAGGCCCTGGTCCACACGGGCGGTACGTTGAAAGAGCTTCACGAGACCTCGGGATTGGCGACCAACACCACGCGCAAGTTCATCCGCGCCCTTCGTAACCGGGGGTTGGTGCGTGTGGCGCTGTGGCGCCAGGACACCATGGGCCGTTACACAATCGCTGTCTGGGGGTGGGGCAGTGCGCCTGATACCAAGCGCCCACCGAGGATGACTTCGACCGAGAGGTCTGCACGACGAAGGATGAAAAAACGTGAGATGTCCACACTGTGATAGGGACAGCAGCGGCAATGTGCTAGAGAGCAGACCGGCTGGTGGCAAAGTTTGGCGTAGACGGATGTGTAAACTATGTCATATAGTCTACGTTTCGTGCGAGACTGCCGAGCGCGAGATGAGGATGCCCGCCGAGACGCAGTCCAAGAACCGCAAGCTCAAGCCTTTGGATGAACTCAAGAACCAACTCGACTGGAGGAAGTCATGACGTAGTCGCGTAGTGTGTGCAGTAAAAAACAAATCTCTCAACCAGGAATCAATCATGGCAAAAAGCATCAACCAACTCATCCGTGAGTACCTCACCAAGCATCCCGATGCTGTCCCCAAGGACGTTGCGCTCAAGCTGAACTGCAATCCGCAGTACGTCTACGTTGTCCGCAGTCAGATGAAGAAGGCGGGCAAGATCGAAGCGGCTCCTGTCATCGAGCCTGCTGCCGAGCCCGTCGTTGAGCCCACTGGCGATGTCGCGCCTCAGGGATACCTCATGGACCTGATCAACAACCCGCCGCACTACACCGACGGTGGCATCGAAGTCATCGACTTCATCGAGGCCAAGCGTCTCGACTACCACCTGGGCAGCGTGGTGGCATACGTCTCCAGGGCAGGCAAGAAGGATGATGAGCTGGCAGACCTGAAGAAGGCCCGCTGGTATCTCGACCGCGCGATCAGCCTGCGCACCGGAGCCGTCTGACATGCTGATCACCTTCGACTTCGAGACGTTCTACAGTGACGCATTCAGTCTGTCCCGTATCACAACCGAGGAATACATCCGAGATGTGCAGTTTGAAGTGATCGGTGTAGGCGTCCAAGTCGATGGTGGTCAGCCTCAATGGTTCAGCGGTACGCGCGAGGAGACCCGCAAGTGGTTGCGTCAGTTCGACTGGAAGAACAGCATGGCGTTGGCGCACAACACCATGTTCGACGGCGCGATCCTTCACTGGGTGTTCGGCATAACGCCGATGATTTTCCTGGACACACTGTCCATGGCGCGAGCGCTCCATGGCATGGAGGCAGGAGGATCATTGAAGGCGCTGGCTGAGCGCTATCAGATCGGCGTCAAGGGCACAGAGGTGGTAGCAGCCAAGGGCAAGACACGTATGGACTTCGCGCCAGACGACCTTGCCCGGTATGGCGAGTACTGCAAGAACGATGTGCGCTTGACGTACGACCTGTTCCACATCATGTCGAAGAACTTCCCCATCGAAGAGCTTCGACTCATAGACATCACCCTGCGGATGTTCACTCACCCGCAGTTGTACGCTGACGAGCCCGCGCTGCAGGACCGGCTCGACGACCTGAGGACCGAGCGGTCTCAGTTGCTGTTGTCGTTGAAAGATACGCTGCACGCAGCGAACGAAGAAGAGGTGCGCAAGAAGCTGTCCAGCAACAAGCAGTTCGCTGATGTGCTGCGCACGTTCGACCTCGAAGTGCCGATGAAGATCAGCCCTACGACAGGCAAGGAGACGTACGCCCTGGCCAAGAAGGACGAGGGCTTCATCGCGCTGACTGAACACGAGAACCCCGTCGTGCAGCAGCTCTGCGCTGTGCGCCTGGGGACCAAGTCCACGCTGGAGGAGAAGCGCATCGAGCGCTTCATCGAGGTCAGCAGACGCAACCGGGGCAGTATCCCTGTCCCGTTGAAATACTACGGAGCACACACCGGGCGCTGGTCGGGCGTGGACAAGGTGAACTTCCAGAACCTGCCGAGCCGTGACCCGAAAAAGAAGGCGCTGAAGAAGGCCATCGTCCCGCCCGAGGGCTACGTCGTCATCAACTCAGACTCCTCGCAGATCGAGGCGCGAGTGCTGGCATGGCTGGCAGGGCAGGAGGATGTGGTCCAGCAGTTCGCCAACAAGAAGGACGTGTACTCGATCTTTGCCTCATCCGTCTACGGACGGACGATCACCAAGGCCAACGAGGCAGAGCGCTTCGTGGGGAAGACCTGCGTCCTGGGCCTGGGCTATGGCACTGGGGCGTTGAAACTCCAGCACACTCTGGCTACTTCGCAGCCGATCAGCGTCAAGCTCGACGAAGACGAGTGCAAGCGTATCGTCAGCGTGTACCGGAGCACGAACTACAAGATCGTCGAGTTGTGGGGAGCCTCTGACTCTATGTTGTCTTCCATGCTCAACGGAAACATCAGGAACGCGATGCCGCTCGGAGAACATGGCTGTCTCTGGTTCGACGAGGACGGCATTCGCCTGCCGAACAACCTGTACATCCGCTACCCGAAGCTGCGTAGAGAGACACTCGACGGCAAATCGAAAGTTGTCTACGACTCTCGCAAGGGTCTTGTCTCTCTCTGGGGTGGGGCTGTCGTAGAGAACGTCGTGCAGGCTCTGGCGCGGATCATCGTCGGTGAGCAGATGGTCAAGATCAACGAGTTCTACCGCCCTGCCCTGACTGTTCATGACGCTGTGGTGCTTGTCGTGCCTGAGGACGAGCAGGACGCAGCGGTCAAGTGTCTGACTGAGATCATGTCGTGCGCCCCTGACTGGGCGCCGGGGCTCCCGGTTGCCTGTGAAGCAAAGGTCGGCGCCACGTACGGCGACTGCTAAGATCAGTGCCCCACAATCACAGCCAGTAATCATGCAGCCGATCAAGTGGTCCTACTCCAGTATGAAAGACTACGTGAACTGCCCGAGGCAGTACCACGAGGTCAAAGTGCTGAAGCGCTTCACCAAGGCCCCGACGCAGCAGATGCTGTACGGCACAGCGGTCCACACGGCGCTGGAGAACTACGTCAAGGACGGCACGCCGCTCGCCAAAAACTACCAGCAGTACGCCAAGCAGCTCGACCCACTGCGTGAGATGCCCGGAGAGAAATATCCTGAGCATCGCATGGCGCTGACCATCAACCGCGAGCCCTGCACGTTCGGAGCGGCAGACTACTGGGTCCGGGGGATCGCGGACCTGCTGGTGGTGGACGGTGCGCAGGGCTACATCGTGGACTACAAGACCGGCAGCAGTAGGTATCCGGACCCGAAGCAGTTGCAGTTGATGGCGCTGATGACCTTCGCGCACTTCCCTGAAGTTGAGCACATCAAGGCTGGGCTGTTGTTCGTGGTACACGAACACTTCGTGACGTCAGAGTATCAGCGTGACAAGATCGATGACCTGTGGCGCGACTTCGCTTCCCCGCTGGAGCGGATGCGCCTGTCCCATGAACGCAACGAATGGCAGGCCAACCCGTCGCCGCTGTGCCGCTGGTGCCCTGTGACCTCCTGCGAATTCCACAAAGAATGAACATCCTGAGAATTCCACAAAGAGTGAACATGACTGAACCCTTGAACGACTACGCGTACCCGTGCATGATGGCCGAGAACGCACTCAAGAAAGTCCATCTGGCGATGCTCGACAACGCCCCGACCAAGGCGCTGTTCTATGCAGTGGAGGCACTCGTCGAGACGGTGCGGATGGTGGACGCGATCAAGCACGCGAAGGAGCGGGAAGATGCCCTACGTAAACAAGCCTAGGCCGTACAAGAAGGAATACCAGCAGCAGGTGTCCCGAGGCGAGCACGAGAACCGCATGGAGCGGCAGCGGGCTCGACGTACGGTGGACAAGAAGCACAAGGACGGTGACGGCGACGGCACTGCCGACATCCGCGAGGGCAAGGACATCGCGCACAAGCGTGCCCTGAGCCGTGGTGGATCGAACTCAGATGGTGTGGAAATTGTTCCAGTCAGTGCCAACCGTTCGTTTAGGCGCAACTCCAAGGGCGCCCTGGTCTCCGAGACGAGCAAACGAGAAAGATCTAGGTAGTTTCCCTAGTCTAACTTGACACGATGGCGCGATGCGCCATAATGACTTCAGGCCGTTAGGTGTGAGTGAGCCTTGACCTTCGCCGGTCAGAAGGAGTGTCGTTGCGCTCCAAACCGCATCAGCCAGCCGGTGACAGCTTTCTCCTCTCCATGTTAGGCATGGGGCTTTTCCGGTCACGTCAGGGCTGGCACCCTCAACAGAGACAAGTATGCAAGTAGTCGAAAACACAGTCGTTCAGTTCACATGTCCTACTGCCACAGCCAGTCTCATCAAGGACTACATCGACCGGGCCGAGATCCTCAGCACACGGGGGGAGCTGTCTGACGTAGTCGTCTACTGGGGGCTGGACGAGATGCGGCAGTTGGCGCGGGTGGCGCCGCCATCTATCAAGGTCCCGTCACCGATTGAACGGGACTATGACTGGCCAGGGATGTTCACTCCCTTCGAGCATCAGCGCGACACGGCACGATTCCTTACCCTGCACCAACGCGCCTTCTGCTTCAACGAAGCAGGCACGGGCAAGACTTCTGCGGCTATCTGGGCTGCTGACTACCTGATGAACCAAGGGCTCGTGCGCCGAGCCCTGGTGATCTGTCCGCTCTCGATCATGCAAAGCGCATGGCAAGCAGACCTGTTCAAGACAGCGATGCACCGTAGCTGTGGCATTGCGCACGGTTCAGAGAAAAAGCGTAGGAAGGTCATCAAAGGCGACTACGCGTTCGTCGTGATCAACTTCGACGGTGTGGGTGTCGTGGCTGATGCCATCCGTGCAGGCGGGTTCGATCTCATCATCGTCGATGAGGCTAACGCGTACAAGAACACCAGCACAGTGCGGTGGAAGACGCTGGCCAAACTCGTGACCAAGGACACGCACCTGTGGATGATGACCGGCACCCCGGCATCGCAGTCGCCCCTCGATGCGTTCGGTCTGGCAAAGATGATCAACCCGGAGGGTGTGCCCAAGTATTCGACGGCATGGCGCGACAAGGTCATGACGCAGGTGAGCAAGTTCAAGTGGGCACCCAAG